GAGATCCCAAGCATCTCCGCAATCTCCGACGTAGTGGCCCCATTCTTTGCCATGGCACGAGCTCGAGCCACAACACCGACCGAAAGGACTGGCTTTTCCTTTGGCATGGCCAATTCATTAAGCCTCTCGGGATCCGCGTAACGAGCGATCGACTCCATCATGGCGTTGCTTACAGCACCATCCATAATGGCCTTCCATTCACGATCCGTTATGTCGAATTGGACCTCCTTGCGGGAAGCACCAGTTCGGATACGGGCAGCCTTCAAAGCCTGGCTCTCAAGGCGAGTGCGTTCGTCCTTGGTAATTCCAGGATTCTCTTCGACCTTGGCCTTCACAACGCCTCCGGCGATGAGTTGGGCCTGCCTCTCGCGGGGTGCATTTGTTAGGGCTACCCTCACTTTTTCCTTGAGGGACGTTACCTCGTCAGAGTACTCCTTAGCTTTATCCGGGTCTCGTTTCAGGGTGGGGGTTGAAACAATCTCCCGGCGGGCGGTATTTGCCAGCGACTTCATATCGTTAGCATAGCGGGCATACAGAGCTTCCATGGGGGTACCCGATGACAAAGCACGGGCGTCGTCGACCAACTCCATGCGGGTGGCCTTCGACGTACGAAGCTTGGTCTCGATACGGGGAGCCTTGGTCTTGAACTCACGGGTGATCGTATACGATTCGCCCGTCTCCTCATAAACTCGCTTACCCGTTATCGGATCGATAGGACCTCCCTTTGCCATGGACCGGGGCTTCCGCTTGGGAATATCTACCTCGGATGCGGCACGGGAAATAAGAGTGGAGACGCCGCCCTCGGGCTGATACTTCTTCTTGAGCTCGGCGATTTGGTTGTCCTCGGCGGAAGTGCGGTAGTCAAGCTTATGCTTGGCCGCATCGATCACAACCATCGAGTGACGAACAGCTCGCGCAAGCTCTGCCTCGGTAGCGCCTTTAATGGTCATGTCAGTAATAAGATTACTGATTATGCCCATTTGTTTTTGTTTGCCCGCCTCTGTAAGAACTTTCATTCCCGGGTATCCCGGATAGGCAGACGAGGGATCAAATCCTTCGAGTCCCTTAAGGGGGGAAGTAGACCGGATACGACTCTTTGGCGTGACAGGGATCACCAAAACGGTATCACCATCAAAGTCAGCGCCCGACAAACGACCAGCGACTTTGGGGTGAATACCAACAGCGTCCGCCGCAAGTTCGCCGATGGTTCTACGAGATTCCTTATGACCATTATTCACAGTCAATATCGGGATCTCGAATGTGCCACCGTGGGGATACCGCACGAGAGCCACCTTACTCCCATTTTTGAAATTGGGAGCATATACCTCTGTGGGTTTCAAAGATGGCACAGGGAGAATAACTTGGTATGCCTGTCCTGGGACTGCTGCGGCTTTGAGTCGGACACTATCCGAGTCACATTTGTCCGCTAGATCTTGAAGGGCCTTCTTACGAAGCACCGGATTGGTTAGGGCCATAATATCCCTGAACTTCTCCTTGGCTTCATTGGTAGAAATATCCAATTGCTGTTTGGCGAAAGATATGTTCTGTTTGGACAAAAATTGTGAAGCTAGAGTTCGACTCCAGTCTCCCCAAGAACCCTCCTCGTTAACCAAATTGACAGGGGACAGCTTCTTCTTGCCGTCCTTGTCGATATATTCCATCTGCCGGCGGATGGTCGCACCGAACGGATTATCCGGGTCGGATTTCATTTTCTTGAGGACCGTATCGCCCTCTCCGATCATTGGGATGTTCTTGGATTTATTCGTGTTAAACCGAATATCCTTGCCGGCCGGCAAATCATCGGCATAGATGGCCATGCCCTTGAGATAGTGCGTCCCGTCAACGGAAATACGCACCTGGGCATAGTTCGACTTGCCAAGATTCAGATCTTTGAGGCCGCGACGGATTTCAATGACACCATCCTTGTTGGTGCCGCCATCTTCGGCATACCGGACCATGACCCTCTTTGAATCAAGCGGAGCCGGCGGCTTCAAAGCGAGCTTATTTCCTTGAGGATCCGTGCGGACGCCCACGACATGAATATCCTGAAGGTTCTTAACAGTCTCAGATTTCGGCACGCCTGGTGCGACCAGGACTCGAGTGGACGTGTAATTATCCGTCCCGAGCTGCCTAATCTTGATGTCTTGAACCTGATAGCCCTGGGCCTCGAGGGTTGCAGAAGCGAGCTTCAGCGTGGTAGCCGTTGTGCCGAGAGAGACCTCGGTGCCGCTACCAATATCGATATAGCGGTGCTTATCGGTCTCCCGCTTCAGAATATCCGCAACACCCTCGATCTTCGAAGCGGTCTTGCCGGCGTCATCCTTGAGGTAGTTGCGGACAGTGGACGCGGAAATACCCAGACGCTCCGCAATAGCCGGCTGGCTCATGCCCTTTGCATCTAGCTTGCGGACCATTGCGATTTCCACCGCCTGGCGTTCGCGCTTGGCGATAGACTTAGTGGCTCGAAGCTCGGTTGTGGTCATACCAAGACCCTTGGCGATTTCAGCCTCGGACATGCCCTTTGCCGCTAAGCCCTTCACAAGTCCCTGAAAATCGAGGGAGCGCTGATATGGATCCTTACCGCTGCCCCATGGATAACGGCCGGACTTCCGGAGGATGCCATAGTGAGCGAGAGTATCTTCAGTCATTGTCTTCCTCCATAAGAATATCACTGAAACGTATGATACGACCCATGATATCTCGAATATCATCAGGATCTGGGATATGGATACGCGGTTCGCCATTTTGATAAATACGGAGTTGCATTTGCACGGAGGGTGCCACACCATACTCGAGGCAGAACAGGGCCGCATAAATTTCGAGCTGGTCCATCTTGGTCGGACCAACCCCGGTCTTCAAATCATGAATGCGCAGAAATTCAGATTCCTCATCAAAGGATATCGCGTCAGCAGTTCCGAAGGCATACTCACTATAATATAGTACCGTCTCCGGACTCATCTTGTACGTGATTGCGTCGTTAACGAACTTCGCGACGGTTGCCATAAGCGGGTCACGTTCATCAGGCTCTCCGAATGGTAGGCCCAAAGTAATATGTTCTGCAGCTAATTCGTGCAAGCGAGTTCCAAGCGCAGCGGCCTGGGCTTTGCGATATGCGGATTTCAGTTTCGTTTCGTCATACCGGAGCCATGAGCTTTTGCTTGCTCCGAGAAATGCGTGCTTGCCCGCGAGGTTATTGTGGTCGAAGAACCTCACCGGTGCTCCTGGTTGAAATATGCGTCGAGTTCATTTAGCACTGCGGCTTCATTCTCAGGATATACAAATCGAGCGAAGCCCATGTAGTCGAGCTTTTCAACATAGTAGTCTTGGTTGGGCTGATGTGAAGCTTTGGTGGATGCCTTAACTTCTAGCATAGCCCATCTTTCATCGCATAATACGATAAGGTCGGGAACCCCCTGAAGATATCCAGAGTCATTCTTCAAAATCATGCAGTGTGGAAACCTGGAGGTGAGTCTTTTGATGAGACCCGCCTGATACTTGTTCTCGCGCACTCCCATGGTTGCTCCTTTCGTGAGTGTGATAAAGATATGAGGAGAGTAATCTTAGATTAGCCTCCCCGGGTCAACCCACTTAAGTGGGTATAAAACCGGGTTGCCTCATTCTCTCCATTATGCGCGAAGTGTTTAACTGGTCAATGTACCCACTTGGGTGAACNATTTTTTTGGGTTATATATATTATATATATATATTTTTTTATTTTATATTAATATAAAATAAGTGACAAATTGACAAGTATAGGGATTTTTCGTTGAAATTGCAACGAAAAGTGGCTTGTCATTAGTGTTTCAAAAATGACAAATTTGTCAAAACTGAAACGCAATTTTTGGCAAAAATCGCATTTCTTAAGTGGGTTACGTGTACCCACTTAAAAATTTTTGACAAATTGACAACCCCTTCAGACCCCTAAACCCACTCAAAAGACGGCAAAAAAATGATAATCCAAGTCTCTTTTGAGGAGCGGGGGACCCCATTTAAGAGATCCCCCACCCCACAAAATCAGGACCTAATAGGCCCAATAAGTGTCAACCGTGTACCGATCGCACTCCGAATACTTCGCCTCCATACCGAAATATGCCGCGGCATACTCCCATGCAATGGCGCGCGACTCGAGCCGCATCGTGTGCTCAACCACCTGTCGAGATCCGACAAATCCTCGAATGACACAGATCATCATCGGAGTATCGTCGCCCATTCTCAGTGCCTCCCAGCTCCGACTCCAACACGCATGGCCGCGCTACGAACTCGCGACTTACCATGACGTTCCTTCCACCCTGCCTGATTGGCGGCAGCCTTGAAAGTCGTATCCCAAGGAGAGTAGCTCCTCACGATATCAGCGCAGTCAGACTTCCAAGGATCCTGCTTCTTTGGAGCTCGTCCGCCAAGCACAGTACGAGTAGTCTTTTCCATGGTGTCATACACTTCGACCCGATAGAGATCACAGGCGATGTTCGACACCTTGTT